TTACAAAGATGGAGAATTATATATTTTATAGCACAGCCTTCTGGGTAGAGCAACTCATTTTCAATTACAAATTTACTTGGCTGAATTTTAAAATTCTGATAGTGTGATCCGCCGATTTGTTTGTCGTATGGCTTCATATAATAAATCCTTTGTTATATTGTTTAGGTTCTATAATGTGTAAATTTTCTTTTGTTCGTGTTGCACCAACATAAAATAATCTATTTTCATCATCTGGATTTTTTTCATAAGTATCTAACGTTGTTTTAGTAAGATCAGTAAGTAATACTACGTTTTGTGATTCACCACCTTTAGCTGCATGTATTGTGGATAATTCTATTCTTGGTTTTTTATTTAATTGTTCGCCGTTAGCTCGCATCTTTCTTAGATACTCTATCCGTCGTGAACCTGCGTCATCAAATGCTTCAAACCAAACTTTTTTGGTTTTTAATCCAAAGTCTTTAGTTAATTGATCAATGCCATAAAAGGTTCCTTTGGTCATTCCCTGCATCAATGTTTTATCTCTATGTTCAGAAGACATATAACCATAAATTTTTTCTATTTGTTTGTAATTTAAAAGTTGTCCCTGTCTTAAATGTTCCCAGTTTGTAGCAGCTTCTTGAATATCTTTTTCATAACTACGTTTATGCCGAGTTTCATAGTATAAACCTTTACGATATAAAACATCTTCTATTTCTTTTAACATGTGTTTAGTTCTAGCTAATACTAACCATTCTCCAGAAGACATATCTACTGAATCAATATCAAAATGTCGGTGTAAACTTCCCTCATTAGTTTTAGGGTGCCATGTTTTATCTATTCTATGTTTAATTCTATTTATAATTCCCATTGCTAGTTGATGAACTTTAATAGGTATTCTATGTGATTGTATTAATGGAAGATTGATCATTTGATCCTGTAAAGCTATAAAAGAATCTACATCAGCTCCAGCCCATTTAAAAATGGCCTGATCATCGTCTCCTGCAATAAAAGTATCTTCACTCTTATTCCAAATAGTTTTTGTCATGTCCCATTGCATTAAAGACAAATCTTGTGCTTCATCAATAAAGATCACATCAAATTTGGGAGATAAATCTGATTTAATAAAATTTAAAATCATGTCATTAAAATCAATTAAGTTATATTCTTTCTTATATCTTTTTAATTCATTATGAATAATATGTAGTTTGTCTAATTCTAAATCTTGCGTATGTTCTCTTCTGTTATACTGTTGTTCAGGAGTTATATTTCTAAGTTGTGCTAATTGTATAATTTGTAAATACTCACTATCAGAAGTAAATATCCCGTGATCTTCTTGATGTTCTGCATAAGAGACTGGAAATCCTAACTTTTTTCCAAGATCTTTATAGTGTCTTGATTGCATAACTTGATCTTTTTTTAAACCTAGTTTTCTAAATGCTAATGAGTGTAGTGTTCTAAAATATGGAAGATCATCTTCGGTTAAATTAAATTTTTTGATTGCTTCGGCTCTTGCATGATATGCAGCTTTTTGTGTAAAAGCAAAATAGCCAATTCTATCGGGAGCTGTTTGTTTTAAGCAGTTGTCTACTTCATTAAGTAAAGTGTGAGTCTTGCCTGTTCCTGGTGGTCCCAGTACTATTGTTTTCATTAATAAGGATCCTTGGGTTTATAGTCTGGCGATTTAAAACTATTTTTTTTCTCTTCAAATTTTTTTACATACATAACTCTCATACTCTTTCCGCCTGCATCTATGACTTTTATTTTAGCATCAAACCATTCTTTCATCCAGGCTGAAGTTTTTTGATAATCATGTGCCCACCGTCTTCTCTGTAAGTAGTCATAAAAGAAATGTCTAAATTTAAAATAGTGAAAACCTTCGTCACTCCAAACATTTCCTCTCTCAATATCTTCTTTACGTTTTGTTTGTCGTCTATCACTACAATAATCTTCAAGATGCTCTCGCAATTGATCTTCTGTTTTCATCCCTTCAGGAGCTTCAACAATTTCTCTTGTCGCTAAAAGATTATTAATGAGTCCTTTCCAATCTTTTGTTTTTAAAGTGGGAGGAAGCATTCCGACTCCTCCTATGCAAGCTTCTTCAAATAAAGATTGTTGTCTTAAATGTTTTGCGCTATCGAGTTTTAATCGTTTGCCGTCTACGTTTAAATAATAATAAGGATGTTCGAGCTGAATTTCTTGAAGATCGCTGAGTTCTGGAAAGGTAGGTGAGTTTCCAATACCATGTTTTCTAGTTCTACATAAGGTTTTATCGCAATGACTACACATAGGTTCGTCTTTGCATTTATATCCCCAGTCTTTTTTCTCGTGCTGTTTTTTTATAATATCAATTTCGGTTTGATCAAGTTCTCCAACCATATAATTTTCATGAAACCAAGAAACTTTTTCTTTCCAATTCTTCCATTTCTTTTTAGCAAAAACAGCAAAATGAAATAAAGCTAAATTTCTATAATCTGCAATTTTACTAACTGCTAAAGTTTCTATGCACGGAGGCCCGTCAGAAAATTCTGACTGAGGCCTCTGTACTTTTATGAAACCAATATCTAGTTGTTTTACGTTATTATAGATCTCATAAAATTCTTCTAAATCTGCTGCTGTGCCATCGTCTTTGAATGCATATCTTGTTGTATCATCACCATTAAAGTATGGTAAGTTCAGGAAATTTCCTGTATCGTCTTTTGACTTTAATTCTGTTTGTTTTGGAAATACTTCAGATCCACCATAACCCAATACAGCTTTTATCTGTGTAAGTTTATCCCTCATTATTTTTGCTTCTACATAATCGTTTGCAAATAAAAATACATGAGCTCCACCAGATTTAGATCTAAATACTACTAGTGGTAATTTTAATAATTTTATTTTTTGAATTAATTTTTTATGATCAAATCCTGCATAAGAATCTATGTCTATACAGCCCCATTTACACTTGTTATCATCATTTATTGGAATAATACCTAAACTATTTGTACCTTGTAAATGTTCTCTCCAATGATTCTCTGTGACCTGCTCTCTTTTTACAAAAGATTGTCCTTTTACTTTTTCTCCAATCCCGTTGGATTGGTTAATCTTGGTGTACCCGTGAGCACGTTCTAATCCTGTAAATATTTCTTTAAACTTATTCATAATTTTTTAATGGGCGGATCCACTCTCGCTTCGCCGCCCATCTCCTTGGACTAGTACGGTGTACTAGAATTAATCTCTTCAGATCCGTGTTTAACTTTCACTAAACCTTTGCCATTTCTTTCAGCAAAGTTTTTAGCAATTTGATAAACACCTTTATCTGTAACCGGACCAACTTTAGATACATCCCATCCAAACCATGTTCCTTTGTCATTAGACATTTGAACAGTCTTTAGATTATAAATGTGGCTATATGTTGGCGGAGTGAATAAGCCATTTTTTCCTTGTAGCTTAAGACCCATCATCATTGAGTTCCATTTTCTACTCACTTTTAATTGAGTAGCTTTCATAGAAATTAATGCTGTTGATGGACTTTTGCCCATAAGAATCACAAAGTGATTTGCAGTATTTTCCAGATAATTACCATTTGGTAATCTATCTTTCCAAGACTTATCGCGAGTAGTTGTACTCACAATATCACTATCTGCCTTATGAATTGCTACGGGAGCGTTTCCAGTTTGACCTCTGTCTTGCCATTCGACATATTGTCTTTCATAATGGACTGGTATAATATTTATACCTTTATCCCCATCATAAAGATCTTTAGTCACACTGTTTACAATCATTCCAGGTTCTGCTCCGCTAATAAACTTAGCATTCTGTTTATTAACTTCTGGAGATAATTGTCCTAAAACTTTCAGAAATGGTAACGCAAGATCTTCCTGCGTCATATTCTGAGAGCCCGCATTTGCATCAGCTTCGAATAGATTCGTAGACAATGCACCTGCTTCTTCTTTTACTTGTACTTGGTTCATGTTTATTGTTTCCTTTTTATTGTTGTTTTATTTCCAACGAATACGTTGAAAAGCTCGGTAGGCAGTTCCTTACCCGCCTCAATACGCTCCCGAACTAGCGCTTTAAGAGTCATGGGCTCAACCTTCAACTTTTGTGTTGGTTGATACCCACGCTCTTGTGCAAGAGCAGCATAATCAGCTGCCTTGTTATCTTCGTTGCGACCAAAAGACACGAGTATCTCGTTTTTGATTATGTCTCCTAGTCCATTGTTACGAAGCCAGTTAAACGCCGCTTCTCTATTTGCTATAGTGATGTTGGCGCTATAATTTGGTTTAACATCTACAGAAGATCCATCCATAAGTTTTAAATGGGACAAACCCATTTCTGCCATCATGGTAGGAACTACTTCTCCTGATACATGTTCTAAATCTTTTTTCTTTTGTTTTAAATCTTTCTCAGTTTTTTCTATTTCTTGATTAAGATTTTCCAATCTTTCAACTTGATCAGCTAAAGATCGAATATTTTCTGTTTTAGTTATGACCTTTGCTTGGTCCTCTTCAAAATTAATACTACTCATCTATTTCTCCTTTCTCGTATAAGTTAATTGCGATGGAATAATATTTTCTTTCTTGTTTATCCCACTTTAATAAGTTGTATTTACCGTTAGTAATATCAGAAACTATAGAGCACGCAACTCCAATAATTGCAGGATCTCCTGTTAATAATAAATAATCACTAGGTCTATAATTTTTTAAAAGATTACGAAGTTTAAATATTAATGGACCTGGAGAAAATATTATTTGTGAAAACTCTGGAAGTAAAAATTTAAAAACTCCATACTCAGCTGCACCTAAAATATTAATTTTCGGATTACCTGCTTGAGTGCCCGGTATTTCTTGTATTAC